GGGGATCGAAGAGTACTTAGATAAAGGTGGGGAGGTAACGCAATGCCCACCCCGGGCGTTTACATTAACCGAAGGGCCGAGACGTAAGTTCGACGGCGGGCGGAACGCTTCGCTAACCGACCCAACCAACCGAGATGTGGGTGCGCATCGCCCTACAAAAAAGGAGCAATAAACTAAATGTATGAGTACCCCTGCAAGATTGTCAGAGTCGTAGACGGAGATACAGTCGATGTTGATATTGATCTTGGTTTTAGTCATTGGATTCATAACGAGCGCATACGTTTGTACGGTGTTGATACTCCAGAGTGCCGCACACGAGATGCTGAAGAAAAAGCGGCCGGACTCTTGGCAAAGGCGTTTGTCGAAGACGCCCTGCACGTCGGAGGAACATACACACTCAGCACTAAAGAGAAGGGTAAGTTCGGACGGTACTTAGGAGTCATCATGCTTAGTGATAGGACTTCAATCAACGCGGCGCTAGTTACAGAACACTTAGCAGTTGCGTACTTCGGCCAGAGCAAACAAGACATTGAAGACGCACACGCAGCGAACTACGAACTACTAAAAGAAAAAGGATTGCTATAACGTGAATATAATAACGGTAGACTTCGAGACGTACTACGATAAGACGTTTTCTCTAAGTAAGCTAACAACAGAAGAATACATACGCAGCCCTGACTTTGAAGTGATAGGACTAGCAGTCAAAGTAAACAATGGCGATACAGAATGGTTAAGTGGGCCTCACGATGCGCTTAAGAAATACTTACAGGATAACTACGATTGGGAAGGTTCTGCTGTTCTTGCCCATAATACTTTGTTCGACGGCGCTATTCTTAGTTGGGTGTTTGATATTCACCCTAAGTTATATCTTGATACGTTATGTATGGCGCGTGCCCTCCACGGCACAGAAGTTGGTGGCTCGCTTAAGTATCTAGCGGATATGTACGAGATCGGCGAGAAAGGTGATGAGGTTATACACGCTCAAGGTAAACGTCGGGGGGATTTTACTGGCGAAGAGTTAAGTAGGTACGGCGACTACTGCATACAAGACACTGAACTTACTTACAAGTTGTTTGGTATTCTCGTTCGCCCCACCCCACGCCAAGAGCTTAAAGTAATCGACATGACCTTACGTATGTTCATTGACCCTGTACTAGAACTTGATACCAGTAAGTTAATTAAACACTTAGATACCTTACAAGAACAGAAAGAAAAGCTACTGGAAGAGTGTGGCATAGCCAAAGAAGAGCTGATGTCCAACCCCAAGTTTGCTTTAGCTTTAGAGTCGTTGGGGGTAATACCCCCTACTAAGATAAGTGCGCGCACAGACAAAGAATCTTTTGCTTTTGCTAAGAGTGACGAGGCGTTTAAGGCATTACAGGAACATGAGGACACACGAGTGCAAGCCCTAGTAGCTGCACGAATAGGTTTGAAGAGCACACTAGAAGAGACACGCACCGAGCGGTTCATTGGTATAGGGATACGCGGGGCGATGCCCGTACCGATTCGGTACTACGCTGCGCATACAGGCAGGTGGGGCGGTTCTGACAAGATAAACCTACAAAACTTACCATCACGCGGGCCAAATGCCAAGGTATTGAAATCATGTATTTGCGCCCCTGAAGGCCACACCTTGATCGAAGCTGACTCCGCGCAGATTGAGGCTCGCGTCTTAGCTTGGTTAGCAGGACAAGTTGACCTAGTTAAAGCGTTTGAGAACGGCGAAGACGTATACAAGAAGATGGCGGCTACTATCTACGGAGTGAAAGAAAGTGAAGTCACCAAAGAGCAACGGTTCATCGGCAAGACCACAATCTTAGGCGCGGGCTACGGTATGGGTGCGGTTAAGTTCCGCGATCAGCTAAAGGGTATGGGTGTCGAGGTAGACGAAGAGGAATGCCAACGTATCATACGTGTGTACAGAGGGGCTAACAAAGGTATAACTACTTTGTGGAGACAGGCGCAAGACGCGTTGATGGGTATGTACCAAGGGTATAGCAACCCACTTGGACGGCAGGGGGTGTTGACAGTAGAAGCGGTTAACCAAGCCATACGACTACCGTCTAAACTACTGATGCGGTATGACGATCTGCAAGCAACTCAAGGGGAGAGAGGCCCACAGTTTACATACAAGACCCGACGAGGCCGAATCAATATCTATGGTGGCAAGGTGATAGAGAACGTCTGTCAAGCGATAGCTAGATGTGTTATGGCAGAGCAGATGCTTCTAATCTCAAAGAAATATCGTGTGTTACTAACTGTACACGACTCTGTGGTATGCTGTGTAAGCGACACAAAAGTAGATGAAGCAGCAGCTTACGTCGCTCAGTGTATGCAATGGACTCCCGATTGGGCAGCAGGTCTGCCTTTGAACGGTGACGTTGAGTTAGGTAAGAACTACGGAGAATGTACAGAATGGGTAAACCCACATGGTCGTTTAGTAGCCTAAAGACTTTTAACGACTGCCCTAAAAAGTATTACCACACGAAAGTACTTAAAGATTACAAAGAAGACTTTAATACCGAAGCCATACTGTACGGCAACGAGTTTCATGAAGCTGCCGAGTTGTACGTTAAAGGTGCTGTCGAAGAGCTAGACCCAAGGTTTGACTATGCGCTAACTGCACTGGACAAACTTAAGAACATGAAGGGTGAGAAGCTCTGTGAGCTAAAGATGGGTTTAACTGAAAACCTTGAAGCGTGTGGGTTTTTCGATAAAGACGTATGGTTTCGAGGGGTAGCCGACCTCATTATCCTAGATAGGGAAACAGGTGTAGCTAAAGTAATCGACTACAAAACGGGTAAGTCCGCTAAGTATGCCGACAAGGGGCAGCTAGAACTGATGGCTTTAGCCGTTTTCAAGCACTACCCCGAGGTTAAAGTAGTTAAAGGCGGCTTACTGTTTGTGGTATGTAACGCGTTTATTAAAGAGACGTACACCATAGAACAAGAGTCTGACCTCTGGAAGAAATGGTTGAGTGAATACGGTATGTTGGAAAAGTCGTACGAAGTTGATACATGGAATGCAAGACCGACAGGGCTTTGCCGCGCTTGGTGCGTGGTATTAGAATGCCCACACAATGGGAGAAGATAGAGATGCCTGCAAAGAAGCGAAAGAAGCAAGTAAACGCCCCTGTTGGGAGTAAAGCGTTTGAAGCTCGAATGGAGCGGCAGCGTGCTAGACGTGCGATCGACGAAACAGGGGTCGATAGGAACAACAACGGTAAGGCTGATAAGCGCGAGGGTAAAGACGTTAGCCACAACGTGGCATTAAGTCGGGGCGGCAGTAATAAAGACGGTGTGACAATAGAAGACTCCAGTACCAACCGTGCGCGTAAGCCACGTAAACGTACGGTTGCCGCAAAAACAGGCGGCGCAATCACCAACAAAAAAGTTAAGGCACCTACAAGCACGCGTAGGAAATAGTACACAAACGTAACGTAACAGCACAAAAAGTAAGTAGGGGGAAGCACACAGTTGTTTCGCTCTATTTACTGACCTCCGGAGAAAGGGATGCAGATAGTAGATAACAGGGCTTTGCGCATTAAAGTACGTAACCCAAACAAAATACTAACGTCGATACCACGCAGTAAACAGTTAAGTGAGAACGAAGTGTTGGTTAAGTGGGGGGTAGACGAGGCCCGAGTGCTCAGAAACTTAAACGTGAAAAGCGTACCCTCGCCTATTCTTGGGCGGTATGAGTGGACTGGGATGCACAAACCTTTTGACCACCAGAAGACTACCTCTTCTTTCCTTACTATGAACCAACGTGCTTTTTGTTTTAACGAACAGGGCACAGGTAAGACAGCTAGTGCTATATGGGCGTCTGACTTTCTAATGAAACAAGGCATTATCCGTAGAGCACTTATTATATGCCCGCTATCTATCATGGATTCTGCGTGGCGAGCTGACCTATTTACATTCGCTATGCACCGTACAGTCGATATTGCCCACGGCCCACGAGAAAAACGAGAGAAGATAATTAGAGGCGGGGCAGACTACGTAGTCATTAACTACGACGGCGTGGAGATAGTACGTGATGCGATAGCCGAGGGAGGGTTTGATTTAATCATCGCTGACGAAGCTACCCATTACAAGAACACTCAGTCTAAACGTTGGAAGGTACTTAACTCACTAGTCGAACCAAACACTTGGCTGTGGATGATGACCGGTACTCCTGCGGCACAGTCCCCAGTAGACGCTTATGGTTTAGCTAAACTTGTTAGCCCTAAGAACGTACCTAGATTTGCGGGGGCGTTCAAAGAAATGGTGATGCAGAAAGTAAGTCAGTTTAAATGGACCCCTAAACCTACCGCCACTGATACGGTGTTCAACGCACTGCAACCCGCCATAAGATTTACAAAAGAACAATGTTTAGATCTACCAGAACTAACTTATAACAAACGTATGGTGGAGCTTAACGCCCAACAACGTAAATACTACGACATACTTAAGACTAAGATGCTTGCAGTAGCGGCGGGAGAGGCGATAAGTGCAGCTAACGCAGCGGTAAACATGAACAAACTACTACAAATATCTTGTGGCGCGGTATATACCGACACTGGAGAGACGGTAGAGTTTGACGTGAAGAACAGGTACAAAGTATTATCCGAAGTCATCGCGGAGTCTAGCCAGAAAGTTCTTGTCTTCGTGCCATTCAAACACGTCATAGGGATTCTTTCCGAGAAGCTAACCGCAGACGGTATAACTAATGAAATAATAAGCGGGAACGTATCGGTAAACAAACGCACTAAAATATTTAGCGCCTTCCAGACTACACCAGACCCGCGCGTACTAATAATACAACCTCAAGCAGCGGCACATGGCGTAACCCTAACCGCAGCCAACACCATTGTTTGGTGGGGGCCTGTGCCCTCGCTAGAAACGTACGCTCAAGCCAACGCTAGGGTACACAGGTCAGGACAGAAACATCCTTGCACGGTGGTACAACTCCAAGGCTCCGCAGTAGAGAAACGAGTTTACAGTTTACTAGACCAAAAAATAAACATCCACACAAAAATGATAGATTTATACCAAGACGTGCTTGAAAGTTAAACTTAGTTACAATATACTAGACCTTGTTATGCAACAACATAACTAATAAAAGGAGATAAGTATGGCGAATGATGATATGGAAAGACTAGTAAAAGTCTTCGTAAAGATTCGGGATAAGAAAGCAGAAGTTGCCCGAGAAGCCAAAGAAAAAGAAGCCGTTTTAGAAGAACAACTGTCAATGATTCGAGCCAAGTTACTTAACTATTGCAAAGAAAATGGCATAGAGAAAGTAGGCACAGAGTCAGGTACGTTCTTCCGAAGTGTTAAAACGCGTTACGGTACTAATGATTGGGGGTCTATGCACAAGTTTATTTTGGAGCACGGGCTACCTGAGCTATTAGACAAGCGCATAAACCAAGGGAACATGAAGCAGTTCCTAGAAGAGAACCCAGAACTGTTACCGCCCGGCCTCAATGTAGACAGGGAGTACGCAGTTACGGTAAGGAGAAAGTAATGAGTGCTACAGACAAGTACGTACCTATAGATGTCATGGCAGAGTATTTAAGCTTAAAACCTAACACTCTTAGAACGTGGGTACGGATGGGGTTCATCCCTAAAAGTACTTATATAAAAGTGGGCAACACTTATCGGTTTAGTGTGCCAGAGGTAGTAGAGGCGCTTAAGAAAGATGACCCTGCGGAAGCGGAGACACGCCAAAGAAAAGAAGCCATAGACGCGTTACCGAAATATGTTGACGACGTTACCGAGACAGTTGATGACGAGATAAGTGCGCTATCACACGACATAACTAGTTTTGATGACAACGAAGACCTATAGGGGTGGATGGTGAGCGAACTTATGGACGACATGCCCGATACCTACAAAAACTTACTGGCGCAACTAGAACCAAAAACCCATCCTAGTGATGGTGCAGCGGAAAGTAAACGCAGGTTAAGTATACGCGACGGTGTATTCCGTAAAGTTGTGGACGGCAAAGAAGATGCAGCGTTTGAGGCTAGTAATTTAAAAGTTGTTATCGTAAAAGTCGCGCCGGTCTCTCGTATGTATTACGAAGGGCAGTACGTTGCGGGAAAAACTACCGCCCCTAAATGTTGGTCTGCGGATGCAAACACTCAACGTGCTTCTGACGATGTAAGTAGTACCGACCGTCAAGGCAGAACATGTAACGAGTGCCCACAGAACATCAGAGGTTCTGGCATGGGTGGAGGCAAAGCGTGCCGCATGCAACAACGTGTAGCACTAGTACTAGCGGATCAAGATGGTCAGGTTGTCTTTGACGAGCGGTACATGCTATCACTGCCTGCTACTAGTATTCTTGCCCGCAACAAAGAAAGAATGGGGCTGAAAGTTTATGCGGAACACTTGGCTGCGTTCCAAGCTCCAATAGCTACTGTGCTTACTGAATTAAGTTTCGAGGAGGGTAGCAGTATGCCGAGAGTATGCTTTAAGCCTGTTCGAGCATTAAACGAAGACGAAGTTACAGCAGCAAAAGCTATACAGAAAGACCCTAATACTAAAAATTTAATTGCTTTCAACCCAAAGCCTTATGTAGACGATGGCCCCAACATGGACAATGTGTTTGGTACCGTTAAAGGGGATGGGGTGTACGTAAAAAATTTGTAGTAACCGTAGTACCCGAACCATAACTTAGCCCTTACCGGCTAATGCTATTTTAAAAACCTTAAAGAGAGTGCAGATATGTCTAAACCAACTTACATGCTAAACAATGTAGAAGCCCTTTACCCAAAACTAGATCAGCCTTATCACTTTGATCGGCAGGGTGGAAAGAACAAGCAGGGGGCGAGTGTTCCGTGCTTGGCTACTGCTCAAGGGGCTACGTATCAAGTCAATTTTAAAATGACATCGGCTCAAGCTAAAGATCTTTTTACCGCTATGTCTGTAGCTTATGACGAAAGCAAAGAAGACTCATGGCCTGCGCTAACAATGCCATTTACAAAGACTGAAGATAAAATGTTTGTGGGTAAAGCTAAGTTACCTGCTTCGTTCGACGGTAGGCCAACGAACCCGCCCAAACATTATGATGCTAATAACACTCCGTTAGATAGCGAGTTCCAGCTTACTTCAGGCAGCACTGTAAATGTGTTTGTGGAATTAGTTTCTTATAACGGAAGTATGGGTAATGGTGTATCTTTACGCTTGCGTGCAATACAAGTTATAAAGTACAAAGAGTACTCTGCGGCTTCGCCCTTTGAAACTCAAGAAGGGTTTACCCAAAGCGGTTTTGCAGCTAGCACAGAAAATCTCGATGCTGTGTTCGACACTGACGCAAAGCCTGTAGAAGAAGCGGAAGCTGAACCAACCGTAAAAGTTAGTAAGAAGAAAACTGAAGCCCCAAAAGATGACGAAGATTTATCGGGTCTGCTAGACCAGTGGGACGACTAACTTACTAAAAGACTAAGAAATAGAAATGTGGCAGGGGCCTCCTTGGGGGCCTTTGACCCTCTAAAAAACGCTATGAGATGTAATGATGAACACCAAAGAATTTTTAAGTACGGTGTTGGGGGATCAGGGGTACTATTGCGCGTTAGGACTAAGACCGAAAGATAAGAGAAGAAAACAAAAGTTCTACGGTTCTATAGACGCGCTAGCTGATTCTTCGCTAAACCTTGATGCTGAAGGGTACGATTCTTACTTTGCCCTTGCCTCATTTTTAGACGACAAAAGTCGCACCGCTGACAATGTAGATTCGATAAAGAGCTTTTTCCTAGACCTCGATTGCGGGGCGGGTAAACCTTATGAGCAACAAACAGATGCGCTTAAGGGACTACAAAGTTTTTGTAGAACTACACAGATGCCTAGACCTACTGTTGTAGTTAACTCTGGGCGCGGCATCCACGTTTATTGGGCGTTAGACAAACCGTGCCCTAAAGATAAGTGGTTACCCATAGCCGAAAGACTAAAGTTAGTCTGTGCAGAACATAACTTAGATGCAGATTCCGCAGTAACTTCTGACGCAGCACGCGTGCTACGAGTACCAAACACGCACAACTACAAAGGGAATCCCCCCATACCGGTAAAAGTTATCGGTGAGTTAGGGGGTGTCTTAACCCTAGAAGAGTTTGAAGCGGTCTTACCACAAACAAACTTGATACCAGTGATCTCTAAGAGAGCCTACAGTGCTGAAGACTTAGAGGATTCTAAAAGTCTAGCAGGAACCACATACACTAAAAGCTTTACTGACATAGTTAAGAAAACTTTAACTGGTAAAGGGTGCGGACAAATACACAAGGCTATAACGCAGCCTAACGATCTCACCTACGGTGAGTGGCTAAGTGTGCTATCTATCGCAAAGCATTGCGAAGAAGACCGAGCGATCCACATGATTTCGCAGGGGCATGATGAGTATGATGAGCAAGAGACCGAAAAGATTGCTGCGTCTATCAACAGCCCTCACTTATGCGCTACGTTTGCTGAACATAACCCCGACGCATGTAAAGATTGCGCGCATAAGGGAAAAATTAAAACGCCTATAACGTTGGGTATGGGGCCAAAAGAAGCGTCAGCCGCTGACAATGTTATAGATATACCTATAGACGAACCGGAAGAAGCAGAAGAACAAGCTCCGCTACATGTGGTTGCTCCAGACTCGGAGCTTTTTGATGCTACCAAAGGCTTTCCCGGTGCACCTGTTGAACCAAAACTTGTAGCTGCGCCGCGCACTAAGAAGTACACCATACCCCAGTACCCCGACAAATATTCAAGGCAAGAGGGTGGCGGGATAATTAAATTGATTCAAGACTCTGAAGGTAACGTAGATAAAAAGTTAGTGTACAAACGTGACTTATACTTAACCAAAAGAATCGACGACCCCATCGAGGGGCCGAAGTATGAGTTTAAACACCACACCGCTAGAGAAGGCATACGCACGTTTTTAATTGCCGGAGTGAAGTTAAGTTCTAGGGAAGAATTTCGTAAAGCTATGGGTATGAACGATATCCACCTACTAAAACCGGAGCCTCTTATGGAATACGTTGCCGCTTGGATTGAGAAGCTATATACAGACACCGACCCAATAAAGGCCAATATGCAGTTTGGTTGGACCGAAGATATGAAATCTTTTGTGGTAGGTGGTAGGGAAATATTTAAAGACAAGATTACGGACAACCCAGCATCTTCAGCTACGGCAATGTACTTTCCTATATTTAAACAGAAGGGTACGTTGGACGGGTGGAAAGAAGTTGCTAAGTTTTACAACATGCCGGGTAATGAACAGCATCAGTTTATGATGGCTACAAGCTTCGGTTCGCCACTTCTGTCGTTTCTACCTAACGTAAGCGGTATGATTAACCATCTGTTTAGTTCTGCAACAGGTATTGGTAAGTCTATGGGCATGATAGGCGGGGCATCTATATGGGGTAACTACGCATCTTACATATTGCCGGGCGCTTCTACACCAAACTCTATCTGGCAGCGTGCTGAAGTATGGAAGAACCTACCACTATACGTTGACGAGATAACAAACCTACCCCCCAAAGATGCTAGTGACGCTGCGTATGCGGTATCTAGTGGGCAACAAAAGTCTCGTATGGATAGTTCGGGGCAGAACAAAGAACGCTTTAGGGGCGAGCCTTGGAAATTAATAACTGGAACTAACGGTAATACTGGGCTAGTAGAGAAGATGTCTTCCTACAAAGCGCAGCCCAAAGGCGAACAACAGCGAATTATAGAAACAAGAGCCAAACAAGTTTTCTTTACTTCTGAAGACACAGAAATTACAAACAAGATTAACAAAGCAGTAGCTAAGAATTACGGCTACGCCGGAGATGTCTTTATACAGCATGTGTTGTCAGACATGGAACATGCGGAAGCGTTGTGTGAAAAGTACCGTGCTTTAATAATTCAAAAAGCAGGGCTAACTGACCAGAATAGGCTGTGGTCTGGCGGCGCAGGGGTAAGTATTGCGGGCACTGCGCTAGCTATAGAGGCGGGGCTAGTGGACTGGGACCTAGACAAACTAATAAAATGGATAGTAGAGAGGTTAAAAGTGTTGAAGGTAAGCGAACGAGAGCTAAACTTAGACGTACAGCAGCTAATAAATGATTACTACGCACACTACCAAGGCGCGATTATGCGTCTACGCAGTACTGATGACGCACGAGCAGGTGACGCCTCTGGCGTAGGTGTGCTTGTATACCCCGAGAAGATGCCACACTACGCTTGGGTGGGGCGGTACGAGACAGACATAAACAAGTTGTACTTACTAATCAAACCGTTCAAGCAGTGGTGCATAGATCAGCAGTATAACTATGGGGAAGTTTACGAGGCATTGCAGCAGACATTTGGGGCAGTGAAAGATCGCATAAGGCTAGGCAAAGGCACGACTATAAACATGCCTCCTACGTATGTAATCGCTATGAAGTTTGAAGAGCCTGAGATTGTAGATGCGGTAGTTGAAGGGGCGGTCTTTAAATGATAGATGCTGTTGCTGTTATAGTTCCGGTTATGCGTCGGCCACATTCCGTGCGTTCGCTTATTACAAGCTATAGAAAAAGCGGGGCGGTAGGGAAACTTTATTTTATTGTTGACCATGACGACCACGCAGAAAGAAAAGCAATAGGCGATGTGTTCGGGTCCGAAATTATTAACTACGACCCGTTAAAAACATTCGCTAGGAAATGCAACTTGGGCTACCACAATACAACAGAGCCTTGGCTGCTTTTTGTCGGTGACGATGTTGTTTTTCACCCTAATTGGCAGCAGGAAGCTTTGAAAAACTCAGACAAAGCTCTTATCAGTACGAACGACATGTTAAACGGAGCAGTCCAAACTGGAGACCATACGGTACACCCTATTGTTAAGCGAAGCTTTATTGACAAAGTTGGTTTGTCTTTTGACGGGCCGGGAACTGTTTGCCACGAAGGGTACGGGCACATGTTTGTAGATAATGAGTGGACTTATATAGCAAAAAGAGAAGGGCAGTTTTGTTTCGAGCCGAACGCCGTAGTTGAGCATATCCACTATCTCAAATATGCGGAACGTGAAGACGAGGTAAGCCGTATTGGACAGCGATCTTTTCAAAGTGACAAGGATCTATGGTTCAAAAGACTAGAGCAATATGGGTGAGCAGAATACGGCTAAGTGACATAGCTCCAGACGGCGTTCGGATAATAGTAGACTGGGTTAAGTTTACTGAGAACGCCTCTATATTTATTCCTGCGGTTAATACGCAGAAGGCGGTAGCGCACGTACTAGAAGCTACTAAGTTAGAAAAACAACATATAAAATATAGAGTTAGGATAGAAGACGGCGTGTACGGAGTACGTATCTGGCGGTTGGTATGATACTATTGGACCTCATCATTCTCTTAGCGAGAACTTAGCCCCCCGAAAGGGGGGTATTTTTACATCCACTCATCCCCAAACTCAGCGTTAGACCTTAGCACTTCGGCTTGCCTACGTTTGTTTACCGTAATACCCCCTAACATTCCAGTCTGGATACTTGTTCTGCCGTGTTGCGCTATGGAACGCTTGATAGTTTCTGGAGTAATAGCGACCGTCGGGTGACGTTGATTAAACTCATTAAGTTCGTCTACCGCATCTCGCAGGCCGTCGGTGTCCCCATCACGCAAAGATTTGTAGTACTTACGTAGGATCTTGGTGCGCGCTTCAGCTATGTTTCTGTCAACACGTTTGTTGAGTGCATTTATCTCTAGTTGTTTAGTGTAGTTAGCAGGAGCAAAACCTAATGCCTGTGCAAACAAAGACATTGGCCGCATAGTACCTTTTAGGATTTCATCCCCGCGCATACTAACTGCGCCTTTGGTAGCGTAGCGGTACGACTTCATGGAGTTAGATAAGAACGCAGGTAGTAAACGTTCTGCGCCTCGTTGGGCGGCCTCCCCACCTTCAGCAATCGAACCTAACCCATTCAACCAACGCATCCCAATACCTACTACGGGACCGCCAAACATTTCTAAGTAGTGCTCAACCATACTGTCTGGTTCGTAGTTTGCACGGTTTCGTACTATAAGGTTTGTTTGAGATATGCGGTCGGCCACACTAACGTTTAAGTAGTTGTTAAATATGCCAGACATAGCCCCCTCACCTATAGCCTTTGATACTATAGTGTCGAAGTCTTCTTCGTCGTCGTCTAAAAGGAAGGTATTAGCCGTCATAGCCACGAGGCCGTACAACGGTACGCCAGCCACACCTGCGAAAGCACCAGCAGAAGCGTACTGAAGAATAAGTTGTTTACGTAATACTAAAGCTTCTGCGGCTTGCCTATCAAACTCAGCTTGGTCTATCTCCCCCGCAGCTAAAGCACGTTGGCGCTTCATAGTCATGTCGGCTAGCAGCGACTTAAACATCTTAAATTGCATAGCAAGAATCGCAGAGGGGTAACGCTTGTACATAAACACAAGACTACCCATATCGTTTTGGGAGAACCTAGGAGCGGACGTTAGGAGCGCCGCACTGTTTATTTCTTCCGTACTATCAATGGCAGTTTGTGCGGCTTGCGTTCCAAACTCTGCAATCTCTGTTTCCGAAAGCTCATCGAACTTTTTGTTAGTTAGCTTTTCCATCTCTGCTTTGTATACTGCCATTGCAAAGATCTGGCGGTTAGCTCGCTCTGCGTGGTTAAACAAAAACCCTGAAGCTGCTTGGAACTTATTAAGTAAGCGGTTAGACGGGTTCTCTAAGTCAAACATATCCGAGGCTAGCGTGCGGCTGTCTAACCCGTACTTAATAAACAAGTCGGCCAAAGGGCCATAACTAGGAAATTTAGCAGTATCGTTAGTCAAGGATAGCCCTGACCGTACAGTAACCTGCTCATTAACTTCATTACCGTTTGCGTCTACCGTAGGGAATATTTCGCTTTCACGACTAAACCCAGTGCTCATGTACTCTCTCATCGCGCTCAGTATCATGCGCGTAGCTTTCAGAGGCCCGTACCGTGCAGCCAAATAAGGCATGCCTACTATAGGGATGTTAGTAAGGTTGACGACAATACTGGATATATTAAATCCTAGAGTGCCGAAGAACGCGAGAGACTTAAGTGTTCTAGCTGTCTCTCCTATGTATGGGTTTTTAGCGAACTCTAAGTAGCTAGCTAACCTACCATTGCGCCGGTCTACTCCCGAAGTTGTACCTACGGTAGCACGTAAAACATCTTGCACTAACGCGTCGTCTGGATGTTCTGCGGCTTGTGCTTTTATTTCAGTCGCTACTTCCGTTAAAGGTATGTCGAACTCAACGTTAGTCAGGTTAGTTATTAGCACAGGCATCTTCTTCTCGAACACCCCTATAGCGTCTTCTTCAAAACCTAACGTGCCTTTACGATGTTTGTAGCCTTGTAGTAGGGCTTGTTCTGGCAACACATCAAAGAGTATGTCCTGCAACTGTTGGGCTGCTTCAGGGTTATCTTTGAGGGCGGGCAAGATTTCGTTGTATATTTTCGACACCGAAGAGGTGGGTATGCCTTTAATTCTTTCCCGTACCTCTATACGAGATTTCTTTTCTACGTTTTTAGCCCCGTTCTTTTGTAGCTGAGCTATAGCTTTATTGCGCTGACCTCTACTATCGAAAGGAGCCGCGTAGTACTGCCCTTCAAATGTGTACTCAAGCCAGAAATTACCATCACGATACAATGGAAAGTAGGGGCGAATCTTGTTCTTGCCGATAATGTCCCGCACAATTTTATTACGTACGGTTGCACGTACGGCCTTATCCCCTATCAACGCTTCGAGTCTAAGATCTAAAGCGGCTAAAGTTTTGTTATCTATAAAGGCGTATGCGTCTCGTATATCTTTGTAGACTTGTAACTGCGCAGGTTTCTGTCTTAGTCTGGCTACAGAAGGTTGCATTGCTCTCCATAGTTCACGCTGTTCTTTACTATAAACAGGATTGCCGTCGCTATCTTTTAAATCTATAGGGTCTAAGGGGTCAACTCCTCCCTCGTTTTCTATCCCTAGCGTAGAATTAAATACTAGTCTATCAAGTACGTCTCTGCCTTCTCTGTCGCCTTTAAAGGCTTCGAGGGCTTTTTTAACGCTTAGTTTATGCGCGTCCAACAACTTATTTCTAGCGCCTGCCTGCTCTCGTAGCGTGTTAAGCAGTTTACCTACCGCAGGTACTTTTTGACTAACCAAGTCTGCAATGTTGTTTAGAGATATAGAGTTAAGAAAGAAGGCGCGCTGTTTGTCTGTATACCCTTCGTAAGCCCCACGTATATAACTCGTACTTGTTTCAGTTATACCACTACTACTAAGCCCTTTACCTCCACCAATTAGCAAAGAAGTAAGCTGCGCGTCTTTCCCATCTTCTAGCATAGAGTACATAACCCCAGCGTCTCTGTATTCTGGAGCGGGGGACAGTATGGCGCTTATGTATTCTCCTACTTTCTGCTGTGCGTTAGGGGTCTTTAGAGCTTTTATCCCGAAGAAGTCAGCGAAAGCATCTACGATACGCTGCCACAAGTTCTTTTTAGTTCCCGCCTCGGTGTACGACGCAAGCTCGTTAGCAAAGTTAGGGTTGCCAGTATACTCAGATACAAACTCATCTAAAGACGTTGACCCATAACTAGACGACAGTCCTGCCTTTGATGCTTCGTATATAGCAGTTAGCTTGATCGTTAGCGGGTGGGCTGGGTTAGCCAGTACATGAGAGGTTGTAGCGTGTGTCGCTTCGTGTATTAGTGTATGGACGGCAATAGGTACAGAAGAGTTTATCTGGATCGTATCGGTTTGCGGATTGTACAGCCCCGCCAGTGCTTCACCTTCTGGAGTAGCTAAGTTTTCTACCAGTTCTATCTTAGTGTTGCCGATATTGTTCCGTAGCTCTCTAGCTGTTTTGCGCACCTTTGGATTAACTGATTGGCCGAGTATGTCTAAAGCTGCGCCTATGTTGCCTTGAGAAAGCTGCTCAAAGATAGCGGGAGATATAGGCATACTAGACGAGGCCACTGCATCTAAACGCAAGGCTTGAGTAATTTTGTTACCCGGTTGTGCTAGGAACGCTGCTACATCCGCATCAACTTGAACTTGCCTTTGCGCGGCATCAGTATTAGTGGCAAGGGCATCGGCTCCTCCTAGATCCTCTTCCGTTTTCTTTACTACTTCTTGTACTGCTTCTACCGCTACGTTGGGATCAGATTTAAAAGCATCTCCAACTAACTCAGCAGCTTGTTCGGCTTGTTCTGCTTCCAATCTATCTTTTGCAGCTTTTTTTGCTTCATTAACTTCTGAGCGGGTTAAACCTGCTTTGGCTTCTTTAGTTTGCTCGACCCACTGCTCACCGTACTGCTCTTTTAATTTGGCGATAGTCTCTGAATTTTTAGCTCTTGCAGCTATACCCTCTTTTATTTCAGCTATCTGAGCATCTAACAATGCCGAAGCCGCAGGTAGAGAACGGACATATCTCGCTGCGTTGTTGACCCGAGTAGTTTCTGCCTTACTGGCTTTAGGGTCTAGCGTAGCTAAGTCGTATGCGAGCATACGTACAGAGACTTTAGGGGAGAACACATCATTTAAGTAGTAAAGTATTGCGTTAGCAGGAGCAACTGCATTAGCAGCAGGTTTCTCTTTAAGCCCTTTAAGAACACCGTCTCGTAAACGTTTAGCAAGAGCGGTATCGGCGTTAGGATTTAGTTTTGCAGACGCAACTTCTAGTTGGTTAGTTATGTTTTGCGATAGGTTTTCTACCCCTTCAAGGGTATCAAGAGCTTTCTTAGCTTCACCTTCAAACTCTTCTTTACCACCAAATTCTTGTTGAAGGGCTTCTTTTGCTTCTGGAGCATTAAGCTCAGCTTCTACTTCTTTTGCTGTAGGGGCAGCGGCAGCTAATGCAGCGCCTGCGGTACGGTTTTTGGCGGCGTCTTCTTCAGCACGCACGCGAGCCGCTTCGGTTGCTATCGCTATGTCGTCGGCGGTAAATTGTACTTGTTCAAATCCGGTAACTTTGACCTGTTCGTTTGGTTCTACACCTTCTTCGGCTTGTTCGCTCTGTAAGTTAGTAAATTCTTCAGCACGTTTAGCTGTTTCGGCAGCGTTTCGCGCATCTATGTCCTCTTCCCACGTTTCTGGAACTTCTTCTAGCTCAGCCGCTGCGTCTATCTCCGCTTGGGCGGCTTCTTCTGCTTCGCGGTCCTTGTCAAACTTCGCCACTAAAGCGGCTTCTTCTTCTGGGGTTAGCTCTTGTTCTTGCGGAGCATCTACTTCGGTAAGATCGTCTTCTGTAACTGGGGCTTCGGCTCTTTGTTTTTCCTGTTGTGCTTCAAATGCTGAAACCGCCTCTTCACCTTCTACAGTTGTACGTCCAGTTTCTTCACCGGCAGGGTTTTTACGTACGACAGTTAGCGTGCCGTCTAGGTTTTTCTGCGAGGTGACCGTACTACCGTTTGCTTCGGTAACTACTATAGGCGCTGCGACAACTGTACCGGCAGCTTCAGCTTGTGCTTCGGCTTCTTCGTTTTCTTGGTTTGCCAATTCAGCACGAGCAGAGCTAGGGGCAAAAGCGTTAGCACCAGCACCAAGAGACCCGCCAACAGTTGCGGCCATGTAAGCAGCTTCACCGTACTCTTCAAGTGCTTCGTCAGAAAGTAAATCTAGGCCCGCTTGGTCACGTTCTATAACAGACTGGGCTACTTCTACAGGAACTTCTGAGGCTGCACCACGAACTGCACCTCTACCCATACTGTTTGCTATTGAGCGTTTAGATACGTTGAGTAGTGAGCTTGCCGCCTGTCCAGTAAGTGGTGCGTCTTCGGCTATATTGAGAATGTTTTTTATTAAACGTTTGCCTAACACAAACCCAGTACCGGCTGTTTCGGTAAGGCTCTGTAGTGCTGCACCTCTAGCCGCTTTTGCAACGTCAATATCAAGTTCTTCGCCGCGTTCTTGTTGGGCTTCGGCTTGTCGTTGTACGTTAGACCCAAGGAATTGCGAACCCACAGCGGTAGCGCCGCCTAACAAAGCTCCAAGGGGCTTAGCAAAAGGTCCGACTACAGGCAGCACTGGAGGGGTAACTGCTGCACCTAAACGAGCACCGGCTAATGCGGTACCTATAACACCAACTTGTCCTGCTAATGCACGGGGAACTTGCCCTACACCTGATGCCGCCGCAGAGAGTACGCCCTCTTCTTCAGCTATATCTTTTATGCGTTGAAAAGACGGGGCTTCGCCGTAGCTTTCGCCAATAGCTTTACCGCGTTCTATACCCTCAAGTGCTGCCTCTTCTGCATCTCCGAAAAGAGAACTGATACCCGTACGACTAGCAGAACCTAACTGTCTAACACCACGAACAAGTTCTTCGCCAATAGTACTTTGCTCGCCTTCGGGTATACGAGGGCCTGTGGGGGCATAGTGAGCGGCAAACAACTCTTCCATGTCACTAGGCGTAGGGGGGACTGCCCCCTGTACCTTTAGTTCTTTCCCAGTCTCAGCATCGCGTATAGTATATTCAGGCATGGTGTTCCTTTAGCTCCCCACTACGGTAAACCTATCAGTCGCAGGTGTGGTGGGCGTTGAGGCGGTAGAAACTCCCGATTGCCCCATACGGCGCGCCAACTCCCTTGCAATGTACTGATCTTCAAGACGCCTTACGGCATCTGCGTACATTTGCGCGTCGAAACGTTCTTTTCCGTCAAAGTAGCCGGAGCCTGTTGTGGCTTCTAACCTTAACTTATCTTTTTCCGCTTGGAGTAAGGCATCAAAAGCCATACCGGTGTAAATGTCGTTGATTACGTCGGCTGTAAGTTTAGCGTTTGCAGTGTTTCCCTGCGCTTCTATGCGTTGTTTTAACTCTTCTGAGCGTGCATTTATATCCATCTGCCTTAAGTCTTTCTCGTTAGCAAACCTAGAGCGGTCGCGGGCTTTTTCTCTGTCGAATAAGCGCTCTTCGGCTTCAAGTTTTCTGCCTTCTTCTGCAATCTTAGCAAACTCAAAGCCTTTAGAAGCACCCGCGCCTCTTCCCAAGATACTACCTACATCCCGCAACAGCCCCGATATTCCCCCTTCTTTCTTAGTTGGGGTAGTAGCGGCGGTAGTGCTGGCGGGAGGTGCCGCGTTTCTTTTCTCTTCGGCGGTTTGCATAGCAGCACGTAACGCTGTAGCCAAAGCTTGATCGTCTATGCCTTCCATACTATTCAGACTGCGGTCCGAAGGCGTACTTGTAGGAGTGGTAGGAGTGGTAGGAGTGGTAGCTGCTTCTACTATATCTCCCCCACTTGCGGATGCCGTTTCAATAGCGGAGGCCGTTTCTTTGCCTTTCGCTTGGTCTTGCTCTACTTCGGTTCCCGTGTAGCCTTCTTGTATGTCGCTAATAAAATCTGAGTTTATAACCCCGTCAATTAACCTGCCCGGACCAGTAACGATGTCGTTAGCATAAGCACCAAGATATCTTCCTAATGAGGGGTCATCGCTATTTTCTGCAACGTTTGTTGCTCTGGGTAGTATTGCGCTAGCATAACCGCTTAAATCTAGGCTGCCTAAACCAGACTCATCTACAAAGTCTGCGATATTTCCGGGGACTGCACTAAGATCTTCTTTGGCTTGGTCGTATATAGTCCGGCCCATCGTGGACTTTCTTGGGTCGCGTTCTGCTACAAAATCTTTTACCCCGCCCAGTATGTTGGCTATGCCCATACCGCTATCGGGGCTAGTCATAACGTCTTGCATACTCGCGCTGTTCTCGGCGTTTATGCTACGCTGCGCTGCGTTTAGCTCGTCTGTAAGTGACGGGCCTATGTCTCGTTCGTTGCGAGCCTGCATAGTTTTACGATTAAAGTCTCTAGCAGCGTCACTAGTAGCCCCTGCATTTTCTGGCATTGACGGCATTCTGTCTCGCAGTACATCCATAGCACCACGGCCTACTCCACGTAGGGTATCGTTTTGCCCACGCGCAACTTGGCTGTCTAGCATCTGGCTTATAGCGGATAGCTGCCCTTCAGTAAAGTCTGCGATGTCACGGCCTATAGAAGACAAGTAAGCCCTGATCTCTCCTCCACTTGCGTAGCCTCTAACGTCTCCACCCATAGCTAACTTAGCTGTACCCATATCAGAAACGATACGTTTAACTCGGGGCGACGTTAACTGTATTAAGTCTTTAATCTTTTGCTCAAACAGTTGTTTTTCTTGCGGGAACGCATTATCTAAATCTTCCTGCGCTTTTTTCATGTCCTGTATAAATTTAATTACTTCTGGGTCTTGTTGCGGTTTACTAGTAGCCGCCGGTCGCTGCGCTTGGGCCTCGGTGTTTGACATGCCCTGTGGTACGCCTTGCATACCGCCGCTTGCATACCCAATAATCCCACCTTGAGCACGTCCGATAGACTGCATGTTTTGGGCAGGATTAGCGGAGATACCTTGTGCCATTTGCGGTTGCGGTTGCGGTTGCGGTTGCGGTTGCGGTTGCGGTTGCGGTTGCTGCGCACTTCGCTGTCCCTGTTGCATAACCCCCGGAGATACCCTTGCTATTGGCGATTGAGGCATGGCTTGACTCTGCAACTGTCTTTCAAATTGCTGTACCAGATTACCCCCCGGAACGGGTGGTTGGGGGTTCATATCTTGTTGCCGTCCCCCCGCTTGACCCGTACTAGCCATTTGCTGCAAGGCAATAGCCTTAAACAAATCTGGATATTGCTGTTGGCTTTGCATTAGTTTCTGTGAGCCAAGGCTTTTTAAATTTTCTATTTCGCCGCTAATAGGGCCATTACTTTGGTACATAATCTTAAATCTCCTATGGCCCGTCTTATCCGGGGAAGTATTCTTTATACTTATCGTAAATTGAAGTTAGTGCATCAAAGTACCCCAACCCCTGAGAAAAACTGCTTGGCTCTACGTAAGTCATGTCTTGTGCTTCTATAGGTAAGCCCTGCAATAGAGATTGTTGATACTGGACCATTTTATAGGGGTTATCCCGTTCTTCTTTAAACTGCGCGTAATCAGCGGCAATGCCTTGCTGCTCTATGCCACGCTGAATTGCTCCGGCGTCTTGCATAGCGTTTAACGACTCTAAGCCATATTTGTTTGTATATTCTTGAGCCTGCCTAGCGCGGTCTTGCTCGGTATTAAACTGGTCCATACCTTGGGTGTAGGCTGTCTGCATGCCTGTGCCGTATATATCTGCGAGGTTTCGCGTCAGGTTTCGCTGCCCTTCGGACTCCATAATAGCTTGACGTGACCCACCAAACGCACCTGCTTTGCCTAGCCTACCTGCATTTTGCACCCGCAGTATTTCTGCTTGGCGCTGCGCTTCGGCCATTTGCGGTTCTAGTGCGGCATTTATATAGGGACTCATAAAGTCCTGAGCCGTTGTGCCAGAAGTAAAGCTAGTCGGCGTAAACGCCCCCATCTGCGCAGTCGGTACAGAAAGACCCGCCAAACCTTGAAAAGCTTTAGTTTGTAAATCAGATTGCCCCGCAGTTAAAGGTCCGCTGTAGGATTGGTAGGGTTGGTCTGCAAGAGCTGCTCCCTTGCCTAACATATTTGTTACATACCCCGATGCCCAAGGCGCAAGGGATTCTGTGGTGCTAGCTGGTTTGCCTACTGGATCGCCGGTTGCTGAACTCATAATTATTTCCTCACGCTAGATACTTGTTGGGGTCTATTTGACGCCCTTGTTCGGGGTTACCTGTACGGTCTGTACGTACTCGGTCCATCATGCTGTATAGGTTTTGCGCGCCTGCTTCGGAATTACCGTTGCCTAAGTGACTTACTACGTCAGCAGGAACTACAAACTCCCCATCGCTCAGTGCAGCAGGTTGGTTGTTATCTATCGTGGCAGGAATTTGGTCTGCCATACCGTCTGTTGGACCGCCTAAGTAGTAGCCGTTTACGTTGCCGCCTTGAGCCATACCTTGCACTTCACCAGTGCCATAAGGTTGTGTTTTTGTACCGTCTATATATTCTTGCAACAACGTATACAGATCGGCAACACCTCCGGGCTTAGTCTCACCATACGCTGTGTAGTACGGCCCCATCATTTTTTGTATGTCAGATAAAGGCACGTCCATTAAATCTGAAGCTCGATACGGGTTTATATTGTACTGGTTCATTGCCCCAATACCTTGGTCGATTTGCTTGCGTTCTGTAGTTAGATTACCGGAGTCATCTAAGACCATTGCAAGGTTTTCCTTAACCCCTGCGTCAGTAAGTGTCTGAGCCGCAGGCCGCTGTTGCTTAGCCGGATTAGCGACATTTGCAAGACCAAATCTGTTAGCTTCTTCTCTAGCAAGAAGGTTTTGAGCGTCTACCCTAGCACCAAAAGCAGTATCATAGCGCCTATCGTAGGCGTCTTGCGTTTCAGTGTCAGCTCTATCCCCTAAATTGGGAGGGCTGACATAGCGTATATCACTAAAATAACGCTGCCCACTACTGCCCGGCCTACGATTTTCGTCGTAAGTATTCGGCACAGCCGCACGGGTTGCTTTAAAATTTGGAATTACGGTTTGTACCATATTAACCTCACGTATTCTCTAAGTACCGAATAAGTTCTTCGATATCATTGCCCTGCACTATACCATCTACTGCACCGCCTGCGTATAGGGCGGCAACATCATCTTGTTTTTCGTCTGTTACTTCAGGGGCAAATATACTGTCCCCAAACGCATCAAAATAGTAATCAATTTCTACGTCTTCACCCGATTCGACCGTTATAAACCCCGGCAAAGCTGGGTATTGGACGTTAGTTGTGCCTGTGCCTGTTCCCGTACCTGTGCCTGTGCCTGTGCCT